GAAGAAAATGCGTGGCGAAAAACCAGAAGATATAATTGGGATAGAACCAATGATGTTAATGGTTATTCTATGACTTATTTTTGGAATAATATGGTTTCAAAGAGAGAGATTGAAATTACAAAAGAAGAATTTGAAAATCAATCTCAACCTAATTTATAGTTTCATCTGTCCTTGATGAATAGTTAGGGTTGCAAAGTGGAGGAAGATAAACCTCTAAATTAAGGGTGTGCGTAAGGGATCCCCGAATGTCAACTGAAAATACTGCGTTGGCCTCCCTCAACACTTGCAACTCTAACTAGAATTTTTTTGTTTTTTTTGGGTGGGCCCTCCCATAATCTGTAAGGCCACAAGGGTGGGCCCGCCCAGTATCCTGAAGCCTGCAAGCTGTCAAGAAATTTATTTGTGGATAAGTTAAATATTTATGTTGTAGGATAATCTGGGACCTGGTATACCTACAGCTGGCCGCAGGTTAAGCCCTGATGCATCGTTAAACAATTGTCACCGGGCTTCACTTAAGATTATGCTGTGGCCACTTAGCCCGTTTGCTAGTAGCCGGCTATAAAAACTCAAACTAGCAAACAGCTGGCGCGTCATTAGCTTGGGTCAGGGCCGACGGGCAAGACTGCGGAGCGTGCACCGCCAGCATAACAATGAAAGTAGGAAACATGGACATTAAGGATATAAAAAAAGGTGATAAGATTTTACACAGTCACTTAGGAACCCAGCCGCCTGTCTCAGGCATTGTGATGGAGAGTCCGAAGCAGGGCCGGGGCGTGCGCAGCACGATCTTGGTTGACGTTAAAGGGTCCGAGGTAGGATTATTTGACGAGGTAGGATCAATCTATACCAGGCAGATTATGAAAGTATTCCGGGATGATAACTGGCACAAAGTCATTCACTCAGGAGAATTAAAATTAACTTAAAGAGCACAAGCGCCTGGGGTGGGCCCTCCCGTATGGGTCCAAGCCACAGGCGTCAAGCTAATAAAAAAATTGACAAGCTTACAAGCTGTCAGTATAAGATTTTATAGGAGAAATTATTATGTTAAAAAAACAAGCAAGAGAAATAACCGGCGGGCTGTCGAAGCCATCGAAGATGCCAGGACCAGCGCACAACCTGCCAGCTCAGGCGTGCAAGACTGGCGCGAAGCTGGTGAAGGTCCCGGGCTCAGTATGCGCGGGCTGTTACGCTTTGAAGGGTAGATATAGATTCAAGAACGTGCAGCAAGCATTGCAACGAAGGCTGCGAGCATTGGAGGACCCGCGCTGGGTGTCTGCGATGGTAACACTGATTAAGGACCAGGACTGGTTTAGATGGCATGACTCAGGAGATATCCAGAGCCTGGAGCATCTAAAAAATATTTTTCTAGTGTGCAAGCAAACGCCAAACACTAAGCACTGGATGCCAACCCGTGAAGCTCAATTTTTAAAAGATATAGATCCGGCCACAGTTCCGCCAAATTTAATCATTAGAATGTCTTCACACATGATAGGACAGGGACCAGTTAAACAATGGCCCTGGACGTCTACAGTCTCAACAGCCCCTGAAGCTCGAACATGTCCGGCACCGGACCAGGGCAACGAGTGCGGCAGCTGTCGCGCGTGCTGGGACAGGGGGGTAGATAATGTCTGTTACGGAAAACACTAAAAACAAAGAAGAATTAATTGAAGAGCTTGAAGGTATATTGAAAGCCAATAAAGATAATATATACTGTGATGAATATCAACTAGCGGACATGGTCCGGGAAGCGCTCAAGCTTTACGATGTTTAGACACCCAAAATATTACGCAGAGCTCAGGAAGCAGGGCCGCAAGCTCACAAGCTCTCAAGCTTCAGGCGACAAGCCTCAAAGCCAGTGCACAAGGGTTCAAGCGTCAAGCCACAAGCCTCAAGCTCCAGGATCCAAGCGCCGGGGTACAAGCGATAGCTCCCAAGCTTAGGGTCACAGGCAACAAGCACATAGGTATTAGTTTTATGTTTCATATGGAATGAAACTTGGTGCGGGGATAATTGGACTTTGTTGGATTTGGCAGCTTTCAGCTCCAATGTAAAAAAGTTCCCGTTAGAAGTATAACCCAATAGATCAGGAGTGCCAAGTAAGGCCCAGTTTTCAATCCTAATCCAGGAGATTGACTTAATTTCTCTTTTAATTTTTTTATATAAATCACGTTCTGATCCTATTTTTTTCTGTTGCATATTCAGTCCAACGCACTTACAGAATTTTAATAGGTGAACCCATAGATTCGGTAGGTTTTTTACAAGTTAAAACTAAACGATGAGTCTCCTTACTACCAATAATTTTATTTTCAAGAAGTTTCGCTCCTGTGATGTCATAAAATTCTCCGTTGGGTAATTCGATCTGGACCCGTGCATTTAAGCTAACCGGTGATTTAAAAAACTTGTCTAAACCCTGTCTAAATGTCTTTCCGTCTATCATATTTCTAATATTGATTTATACAAATTATGGGATATATTACAAGTAATATGTCAGTACCAAAAAAATTAACGACTCAACAAGAGAAGTTTGTAATGTTTCTAGTATATGGAAATGAAGGTGAGCCTTGCAGTCAGACCGAAGCAGCAAAGCTAGCCGGATATGCAGACCCAAGACACTATGCTAGCAGACTCATGAATGTTAATGAGTATCCGCTGGTGGTAGCACATTACGAGGAGTTGTTACAAGAATTACATAGTAAGTATGAACAAGATCTAGTAGGCCAAAAAGCTACACTAGGTCAAATAAGAGACGCAGCAAAACGTAAAGGTAGATACGCAGATGCAATAAGAGCTCACGAATTAATTATGAAAGCTGATGGTAGATTTGTTGACAAAAGACTTAATATGAATGTCAAAGTAGATCCAGATGAAGCTAGAGAAAAGAACGAACGACTTATCAATATAGTTAAAAATAAACTAGCAGTTAAAAAGATTAAAGGTTAATCTTCTCCATCTTAACAATACATCCTTTAGGAAATACATTACGATCTGAAAATAACTCATCACCTTCTTCGTATGATGCAAACGTTCTTATATTCTTTTTGTCTTTACTGAATAGATAAGCTTGAGTCACCATTACACTAGGTTTAAACTTTGCAAAGTCATCAGCTGTAGCGTGCCCGCTGTCACCCGTGATATCCAACCACGTGATAGAATAAAAATAATATTTCTTATTCTTAATTACAACGTGTCTATATTTGGATTTCTTATTTCTTCTCATGGTTTCTGTATACCCCAGGATTTATAATTAATAAATAAATATATAAAAACATACGCGCGACCCCTTAATTCGTTGGTATTACTAGCTTTTTTAACAATTGTACCAATTGTACCTCATTGTACCAAGCACCTTTGGTACAAATTTGACCAAATAACCATTGGTATTACTATCTTTTTTGAATTGTACCAATTGTACCTAGGTTTTAAAAAAAATAAAAAAAATTTTTTATTTTTATAGAAAAAAGTGTATACAATAGTCAAATGGTTAAATTATACTGGGATTCATTATACTTTTTGATCATTTTTTGTATCCTGGCCATTTTCATTTTTGGTACAATTTGCATAATATTGGTCAACTTTCTTCAAGAAGGTGTGTTGATAGCCTCTAAATTCATTGTCAGACACTTCAAACTTCTGAAAAAAGCAATCCTTGGAGCACATTAAGATTACACCCTGTTGAATCTTCGTACCATAGACATAATTATGGGCCATTGCATAAGCTCCTAGCTGTGCAAAGTAGTCATCAATCCATTCTCTTTGTTTTGGCTTGTTAGTTTGTTTGAAGTCTATTATACTTTCGCGTCCGTTATAAATTCCTACAACATCTGTCTGTCCGGCATACAATCCAGGGTAATATAGGGTCACTTCCGTGCCCCACACCTCTCCCAGGTCCCCGAGCCCTGATTCTATAACCACATCAGCCATCTTTCCTGCCTCCTTGCCTAGGCTAGTTAGATCCAAGTGCCTCTCACCCTTGATATGGCCCTCTAAATAGGTATGCATAGCCGTACCTCTCATAGCAGATACATCACGAATCCGGTCTGCGTACTGAGCACCCATTCTAGCTTTCCAATTCGCAAGACTCTTACGTTTCTCTTCCGACTGTGTCGCTGATAATATAGTAGTCACCGATGGCAACTTCTCTTCCTTAATATCGTAGTGTCTTTTACCATTAACTAGACTTCTCATAGTCGCCGGGTAGTCAAATTTTTTATTCCAAATCATTATTATTTATTATCCATAAGAAAATTACTGACGCAATAACAATAGCTATCACACCCATTAATAACATACCTAAACCATAACTAACAGACATTATAATTTTTTCTGTAATTCTTTTAGGTACTGCTCGTTTTCTTGTTGTTGTTTATTTTTTATTATATTAGCTTGTTTCTGCCAGGCCCACGAATTGATCGAACCGGACCAACCCATAACCCATAAGTAAAATTTTAACATGTTTTT